ATTGAAGTACCTTACTTCGGACGTAAGCTGAAAGTTGCAGGTGATAGACAATTTGCAGATTGGGAAGTAACTGTCATCAACGATGAAGACTTTGCTGTCCGTAATGCAATGGAAGAATGGATGAACGCAATCAACAGCCACGTCGGAAATGTTAGAAATGCCGCAAATCTTTCACCAGAGTCTTATAAATCGCAAGGTCAGGTTCGCCAATTTTCAAAAAGTGGCGCCATGATCCGTGAATATACTTTCGACGGTTTGTTTCCGCAGAATGTCGGGGAGATTTCTCTTGATTGGGGCACGGAAAGCACCATCGAAGAATTCTCAATGACTTGGAGCTATGATTATTGGCGTGTAACAGACGGAATAACCGGAATTTCTACTACTTAAATATAACCCAAAGGATTTTATAATATGGCCTCACTTTTCGGATTTGAGATTAAAAGAACTAAAGAAAAAGATGAAGTCGAATCATTTGCCCCAAAGTTAAATGACGACGGTGCAATAAACGTAGAAGCCACCGCCACTGGTGGCTCTTACGGGCACTTTCTGGACATCGAGGGCAACGCTAAAACAGAAGGCGAGCTCGTTACGAGATATCGTTCAATGTCGCTGCAACCTGAAATACAACAGGCAGTCGATGAAGTCGTGAATGAAGCAATTAGTGTTGATACTAATGAGCGTGTTGTTTCGTTAGTTCTCGATGATGTCGAAATGCCGGAAAAAATTAAAAAACAAATGATTGAAGAATTCGATCAGATCTTAAGACTTTTTGATTTTTCGAATCAGGGCTATGATATATTTCAAAGATTTTATGTCGACGGCAGAATAAACTATCACGTAATTATAGATGAGGATAAACCTAAAAAGGGTATTCTCGAAATGCGCTATTTAGATCCCAGAAAAATAAGATTCATTCGAGAAACAGATTCGAGCAAAACCCACGATAAAACTGGCGTGGCCATAAAGAAAATCAAGAAAGAATATTACATGTATTCTGAAACTGGTTTTGGTACTTCGAACGCCATAGGAACTGCCAACCAGGGCGTGAATGGTTTTAGAATTGCTAAAGATTCAATTGCTCGAGTAACCTCTGGTATAATGAATGAAAACCAATCCATGGTTCTTTCGCATTTACATCGTGCTATTAAACCATTAAACCAACTCAGAACAATTGAAGATGCTAACGTAATCTATACTCTTACCCGAGCACCAGAACGTAGAATTTTCTATGTCGATGTTGGTAACTTGCCTAAAGCTAAAGCTGAACAATATCTTGCTGATATGATGGCTCGACATAAGAATAAATTATCTTACAATTCATCTACTGGTGAGATGTCTGATCAACGTAATTTCATGACTATGACCGAGGACTTCTGGTTTCCTAGAAGAGAAGGTAATAGAAGTACTGAGGTTGATACTCTTGCTGGTGGTGCATCTCTAAGCGATAATGATCAGTTACCGTATTTCCAAAAGAAGCTATTTAAATCCTTGGTAGTTCCTGTATCGAGATTAGATCCCGAAAGCCAATTTTCTTTCGGGCGTGTTTCCGAAATGTCACGTGAAGAGATCAAATTTGGCAAATTTGTCCGTAGACTTCGCTCGCGCTTTTCGATTCTTTTTGACATCGTACTCGAAAAGCAATTGATTCTTAGAGGCATTCTAACACCCGATGAGTGGGACGAGATTAAAGATTATGTTCGCTTCGATTTCATGAAGGATAACTATTTTGAAGAGTTAAAGCAGATGGAAATTCTTCGCGAAAGAATGAATACTCTTCGCGAAGTTGAAGAACATGTCGGTAAATATTTTTCACGTGAATATGTACAAAGAAATGTTCTTTTCATGACTGACGAAGAAATTGAAGAAATGGCAAAACAGATCGATAAAGAGAGAAAAGAAGAAGACGGCGACGGTGACGATGAGTTTGGCGGATTTGGAGACTCTTATGGTGACAAGCCAGTCGACAAGCCAGATAAACCCCCAGAACAAGATAGACCTGACGATAGCAACTCGCCCGCTGATAAGTCAGTAGATGAATTGAACGAAACTTTTCACGGATTTCTCAACGTCAGAAAAGAATTTGAAAGATTATAAGAAGTTCTTGCGGTTGGCGTAAACATTGCATTATCGTGATTATATAAATATAAAAAACATTAGAGGGAACTAAAATGAAAACTTTCAACCAATTAATCTCAGAAGTTGCTCAGCCAAAATCTGCTGATGAACAAAGATTCAAAGATAAGCACGAAATCGAAGTATTTGATCATCCCGTTGCTTTCGACCACCAGTTCACTGGTCGCATCGAAAAAGAACCTAGAATTGCTGATTACACGGACGGCGAAGATGAAATGGTTTATGAAGGATCAGTTTCCGGTTATGATGATCCAACTGTTAAAATTGACGGTATTGAGTATATTGTAACAGAAGAAACACCAAAATATGTTGAATTGACGCCGAAGAAAAAATCTGACGGCAAAACCATGACTTTTACTAAGGGCAGCAAAGAATTCAATTCGGCTAAGCGCCAATTGGACTCTATGAATGAAGCAACAGAAGCAGATTTAGATCCTAACAAAAAAATCGTCGTTCAGGGTGTGAAGGGTATGAAAAGTACTTCCTTTACAAAGAAGTTTAGAAATATGAAAGCTTTCGATAAGTGGGCTGATTCAGATGCTGCAGGTGATTTTGAAATTCAATATGTGATGAACGAATCTCTAGAAGAAGCAAAGAAACCCATTGCGTATAAGACATTTGCAATGGGTTCCAGAAGAATTGGGGCACGTTTAACACAGCTTCACGATGATATTATACGAACAGATGATGTATCAAAAGCAGATATCATGGGCGAGGTTCTAGCCATAAAGAAGGAATTCGACAGTTTGGCAAAAAATGCTACGAAATTGCCAATGAATGAAGAATCTCTAGAAGAATCGGTAAAGAAAGGAACAAAGGTTTCTTACGGCGCAAAAATCGCGGGTAAATTGAAGATAAAAAAATCATCTGTAATTGAAATAAAAGGCGAAAAGATTTATTTGGACTCATCGGCAGTTTTAAATAGGTCAGATAAAGTTGACAGCAAAGATAAAATTAAGTTTCATCACGATTTTGTGGTAGTCGAATCTCTAGAAGAAGCCGCTAAGGTCACATACAAATGGTACTCGGTCAAAGACTGGAAAGATGGTGACAAGCGCTATGATGGAATAGATGATCTTCACGGAGAAATGGAAGATAAGAAATTTGGCATAATTAAATGGGGTGCGGATTCACCTCGTGACATACACAAAGATTATCATATTGCAGTTCCGGTAGCGAATGTAAAAGCTATCCGTTATATGGATTCTAATGCTAAATCTATGGACATGAAAGAAAGTGCAATCAAAAGAGCAATCGGAAGATTGACTGAAGCAAAAATGGAAGATTCGGAAGTTCTTTCGGCAGCTAAAGCACTTGCAGCTAACGGCAAAGATGATAAAGCTAAATCGTTTGGACAGGGTCTTGTGGACTTCTACAAAAAGAATGATTCTTTCACGCCGGATCAGGTCTCAGGTCTTCAAAACATCATGAAGAATGCATCATTCCAACTGGCGAAAGAAAGTACTGGTGCATTTGTAATTAAAGCCGCAGTAGCCAAGCAGAAAAAGAAGAAAAAGTTTGAAATGGGAGACAAAGAATATCCCGTGACTATTAAAGATAAGAATGCGAAGAAGATCATGGATGAAGCAAAGCAAAATGAATATGAAGTTGGAGATAATGTTCTGACTAAAGCTGGGGGTAAATGGCTACCTGCTACAATTAGCAAACCTATGAATTCATCTGGTAACTATGGCGTTAAGTTTAAACATAATAATAAGATAATTAATACGGTAAGCAGTACAGATCAATTGAAAAGTATTACTGAAGAAAATATAGATGAAGTTTCTAAGAAGACTTTGGGTTCTTATGTAAAGAAAGCAACTGCTCAACTTGATAAAGATTGGGATGATACAAAGACTGGCAAAAAAGGTATGAGTAACAATAAGGTAATGAATCGTTTCGCCGGTGTATATAAAGCGCGCGCAAAAGGAGCAAATGAATCATTTAACATGAATGAAGCTTTCAAAGCCGGCACCATGGAAATGAATAATGGAGACAAAGTTAAAGTAAGCAAACAGGACGCAATGTTGTTGAACCAAATGATCGATGATTTAAATCCTAGAAATAAGAAAGAAATGCTGAAAGTAGCCATGCTTGATAAAAATGGATTCGATGAAATCGTAGGCTTTGCAAGAGAGGCTCTCTAAACATGGCTTGGGTTTCGGTACCTGGTTCTAATAGCTTATGGGAATATGATAATGCTGCCATAGTGAGCGATTCGTATTCTGATGCAAACGGAACTGTCACGGGAGGTGTTCGCTCATATACACCTCCCGCAGGCAACACGCAAGAAACATATATTCTTACGAGAAAAACTGGAGAAACAGCAGAGCGCGGTGAACTTTCAAAGAATTATCATGATGCTAGAATTTAAGATAAATCCTTAAAGATATAAATATAATATAATAGAGCTTAGGAGAAATAAATGGCGTTATTCATAACAGAAGTTTTCAACGAGGACTGCGAATTTCTTATCGAATCGAACGAAAACGGCAAGAAATCATATTACATCGAAGGTATCTTCATGCAGGCCGACATGAAAAATCGTAACGGTAGAGTATATCCATCCGCGGTTCTGGAAAAAGAAATGAAACGTTATAACGAGCAATTCGTTAGTACTAAGAGAGCCTTGGGAGAACTTGGCCATCCCGATGGACCACAGATTAACGGGGACCGTGTTTCTCATTTGATTACTGAAATGAAGCAAGATGGTTCGAATTTTATAGGCAAAGCTAAAATACTTGGTACTCCCATGGGCGATATTGTTAAAACCTTTATAGACGAAGGAGTTAAAATAGGCGTTTCGACCCGCGGTTTGGGTTCCGTCAAGCAGGGCAAAGAAGGAATCATGGAAGTTCAAAGTGATTTCCACCTCGCTACTGTTGATGTCGTAACCGATCCAAGTGGTCCAAATTGCTTTGTCAAGGGCATTATGGAAAACACAGAATATTATTTCGACATTGCTACTGCTACTTGGCAGCCCGGTCAACTAGAAATGATCGAATCAGGAAGTCAAGTACAGAATATCGCTCCCGTAATAAATAACAGTGTCGATAAAGAACTATTTGAAGCTGCGATGTTAAAACTTCAATTGCTCGAAGATGAAATAAATTTAGTTAAGAAGCAGTATAGAAAACCTGTTAAAGCAAAGATAAATGAAGAAAAGGCATATGAATTGCTTCAAAGATATATATCTACGCTGAAAAATTGAATTATTATAAATATAAATGAAATACACACCAAAAAGGAGATTTTAAACATGTCAGATAATCTACAAGAAAAGAAGTCGGCAGACGGATATTCAACATCTGCCGACGCCGTAACACCAGAGGGCGGTGATGCCGTTCAAAGTTCTACAGGCGCAGACCTAAAGAAAAAGGTTGATCCTAATGCAGAAACAGTAACTGATGGTGTTACCAAAAAGACTAATAAGCCTGAAGAAGTTTTCGAAGCAGAAGACAAAGACAAAGACAAAGACAAAAAGAAGAAAATGTCTGATGATGAAGATGAAGAAGAAGAAATGGAAGAGTCATATGACATCAATTCCCTCTTCGAAGGCATGGATCTTTCCGAAGCATTCAAATCAAAAGCATCACTCGTTTTTGAAGCAGCTGTAAACGAAGCGGCTTCCGCGAAATCTTCTGCACTTGCTGAAGAAATTGAATCTGATCTCAAGGAAGAATTTGAGACAACTCTTTCCGAATCGCTTGATGATATTGTTGAAAATCTTGACGGATATCTCGACTATATTGTTAAAGAGTGGATGGAAGAAAATGAACTTGCTATCGAGTCTGGCATAAAAGTTGAAATGGCAGAATCATTTATGGACGGTCTAAAAGGACTTTTCGAAGAGCACAATGTTGACATTGACGAAGAAACAATTGATGTTGTTGCTGAACTCGAAGAAGAATTGAAAGAAGCTCGTAAATCAGCAAACAAGGTTATCAATGAGCGCCTTGCATTAGAAGAAGAAGTCCAGGAACTTCGTGCATCTAATGTTTTTGATACTATGGTCGAAGGTCTATCTTCTGCTCAAGTGGAACGCTTCCGCATACTTTCCGAGAAGTTGAATAAAACAGACCTTGACGAATACAAGGAAGATTTGAATACTTTGAAAGAATCATTCTTCAAGAAAAAGAACGAAGCTGTTATTAGTGAAGATCTTGATCGTGAGGGCGAAGAATTGCTTGTTGAAGAAACTGCTCCATCGAAGGTTTCGCAATACGACAGTGTTAATGCTTATGCAAATGATCTTAAAACATTTGACTAATGGTGAAAAACCAGAATTTATAAATAACTCTATAATAATAATAAAAACTCAATAAGGAGATACAAAAATGAGCCAACAAAATCGTATGCTAACTGAGAAGTGGTCGCCAATCCTTGATCACGAAAAGTTTGACCCTATCAGCGATAAGTATCGCCGTGGTGTTACAGCAACAATCCTAGAAAACACTGAAAAGGCACTTGCAGAAGATCGCAACGGTGTTACAATGACTTCCTTGCTTAACGAAGCATCACCTACAAACGATGCTGGCACAGGCGGTTTTGGTGCTGGTTCGGCTGCGGGTGGACCAACTGCTGGTTATGACCCTGTTCTTATCAGCCTTGTTCGTCGCTCTATGCCGAACCTGATTGCTTATGATATTTGCGGCGTTCAGCCAATGACTGGACCAACTGGTCTTATCTTTGCAATGCGCTCCAAGTACACAAACCAAGCCGGTGGCGAAGCGTTCTTCAATGAAGCGGATACTTCATTCGCTGGTACGGGTACACACGCTAATACCATTCCTAGCACTGCTATGACTAATGGTACTGGTATGACTACGGGCGCGGGCGAAGCACTCGGTGATGGCGCGGGACCTGAATTCTCTGAAATGGCTTTCTCAATCGAAAAAGTTGCAGTTGAAGCAAAAACACGTGCTTTGAAAGCTGAGTACACGACTGAACTTGCACAAGATCTTCGTGCTGTTCACGGCCTTGACGCAGAAACTGAGCTTGCAAATATTCTTTCAAGCGAAATTCTTGTTGAAATCAACCGTGAAGTTGTTCGCACACTTTACAATGCCGCTGTTGTTGGTGCTGCCAGCACTGCGGTTCCAGGTACTTTCGACCTTGACGTTGACGCGAACGGTCGCTGGAGTGTTGAAAAGTTCAAGGGTCTTATGTTCCAGATCGAGCAAGAAGCTAACGCAATTGCTAAGGGAACCCGTCGCGGTAAGGGTAACATGGTTATCTGTTCTTCTGATGTTGCTTCGGCTCTTCAGATGGCAGGCGTCCTTGATTATACCCCTGCTCTTAACAGCAACAACCTGCAGGTAGACGACACAGGCAACACGTTTGCTGGTGTTCTTAACGGTCGCTACCGTGTTTACATCGACCCATATGCAGGCGGTAACTACCTTGTTGTTGGTTATAAAGGTTCTTCTGCCTTTGATGCCGGCCTATTTTATTGCCCATATGTACCCCTTCAAATGGTACGTGCGGTTGGTGAAAACAGCTTCCAGCCTAAGATCGGATTCAAGACCAGATATGGTATGGTCGAATCCCCTTATGCACGTGGCCTTGACCAAGGTCTTGGTGCTCTTAGTGCCAGCCAGAACCAGTACTACCGCAAGATCAACGTAACAAACTTGTTCTAAATAAAAAGAATCTGGAACCAACCAGATCTAACTAATCAGGCGGGCTTTAGGGCCCGCCTTTTTTATGTTCTTTTCCATGTAAATTTTGAATTACCGCAATCCCATATTCTACATTACCAATCAATATCGATGGTGTATGTGCCTGCTTTGATCAGACCCATTTTATACAAGTCTTGAGCGACCACATCTAAGGATGGATAGAAATTCCGTTCCCAAAACAGCGGAGTGCCGTCATAATAATCATGTTCCGAAGGAATTTTCTGTTTTGGATCACGCGCAAGCCAAGCTTTGAAATTTACGCCCATTTTACGCCCATTGACTACTTCAGGCACGGTATCATTTTCGTAGTCAATGGGCTGACACGGAACAGTGAAATTTTCAGTGCCTCGGTCTTTACAACCGTCTTGTTGTTGGAACACGTAAGGACGACCATAAGTTGTTTCGACTAGATGATCCCATTCCTCCAAATCAACGATGCGTTTCATTTTATATTTTAGCATGTTTATCCCTTTATTTTCATGAGCAAGTATGCTCTCTGTTCTGCTGAAAGGTGAGTCATTTTGTAAATTACACCGGCAGCTTCTTTAATCGCGTGAAGTTTATCTGTTTGCTTCATAAATGTTCTCACTCAATTCTTGTGCTATACTTTCGATATGGATTCGCCAATCTCCATATGTTTCATCTACGATAGGATTTTCTCCTGCAAGAATTGATTGTACGAGAGTATCCACTAAATCTTTGTAGTCGGTCAAATTCTGAGTATTAATATTTGGAGTTTTGCATTTATCTGCAGGAAAGTCAATAACCATTCTTTTATCCTATTAAGCTGTTAAAGTTGAGGTACGTCGTAAGATCTGCCGAGGCATTAACATTTTTCAAATTGAATACGGGTACCCCATAATCATTGGCAATGCGTATGGCCTGTCCAGTACCCCCGCTCGCTTTACCATCTTTCGTCCAACATATGATGAACTCTACAGGATCATCTAAATTCGGACCTAAGACTTGATAAACATTTCTTGACATAAACATCCATCCCATTTTCGATAGGTTGTTCGGTTTGGGATGATATTTTTTTGTAAAATGATCTACTGCGGGCGGAACTGTATATTGATCATCTAATATTGCGTGGTTATTAAACCCATCCCACGGCAAGAAGATCTGTTTATGCAGAGCGCCTTGTTCGAACGCAGTATCCGCACCTTTAGCTCCACCTGATCTTAGGCAGAAAGATGAACGCGATAACTCTTTTGCTATCGCGTTCATCTGCGCCAGAATTGATCCGGGTGTGTCTCTAGCACCTATTCCAGCATAGTATTTCATCACATTCCTAGAGCAGATTTGTAAGTGTCGAGCAAAATCTCTTCTTCAGAAGCTTCGTCTGGATCCTTCCTGCGCAGTGCTACAATTTTACGTAGTGTCTTTGTACAGTAACCTTGGCCTTTTGCCTCAGAATACACTTCTTTTTGTGCTTCCGCGATTTCTTTTTTGTCTGCATCGAGGCGCTCTACCCGTTCGATGATAGAACGAAGTTGATCCGCTGCAATGCTGTAAGTTCCGTTTGTGTCATTATCGCTCATTTGTATAATCCTTCTTGGTTATTTCATTTAAATCTATAGTTGCTGTTATAGCAAAATCTAGTTCTTCTCGTGTTTTTGACATGAACACACATTGCCAAAGTTCTTCAAAGGCTAAACCACTGTGGAAAGCGTTTCCTACGGTAGAACCGAAATAGTTGTAGTCTGTGATCTTATAGTCTTCATTCGTCTTTTTCATCAATATCCTCTTCTTCTTCGTCACCGCCATAATAGATGTAGTGGCCTGTATTGGTCAAAAATGAAATCACTAATGTAATAGTGGCCATCCCTGCAATAAAAACGTAATCCGTGGCATACAACTGATATGTTGCAATTGCGTAAATGACTAGTATCATTAAATTCATGCCGAAACTGGATCTTTGCAGTTCAGTTTCATGTCTACCGATTAATACGATCGCAGATACAAAAGTTATCATGAAAATTTGAAACCCCAAAACGGCGATAAGTAAATAGTCACCGTATATTTCCCCGGAAGAGGACGCGAACAGTCCGATAGACGTCAAAATTGGCATAATGATATTGAGCATTTTATTCCTTTAGTGTATTGTGGGTTCTGTTTGCATATTCAGGAACATATCTTCTACATGTTCCGAATAGCCTGCTCGGATGATATCTAACATACTCACGTACATGGTACCATCGGAGGGTATTTCAAGATATTCTACAGTATCTTTTAGCTTCGGCATACCTTTTTCGATGAATTCCTGTGCTTTTTCCTTGGATTGAAATGCATAAGCAGTTGTATTACCGAAGACATCATAAGTAGTAAATAATGCCGTTCCGTTATAACTACCCAGAAAGATACCTCTTTTCTTTTCGACAATGATAATCATTTTTTTCATTTAAAAAGGATTCTCGTAATTGTCGTCGGCTTCTACAATAAATTCATCATCGTAATATTGGGAACCATCTTCTGGATGGGGCTGAGCAGGTCCCGAATAAAAAGGATTGCGTTCCCAGCTATCGAATGGCGAAAGTATCCATGCGCAGTCTTGGCTATCGGCGCCGTGTGCAGACGAGTATTGAGAAATAGCCGTTGAATTGTATTCGCCCTGTGTCATTGCATCCTGGGCAAGTGCATCTTCGCGTTCACGTGAATAAGTCATGTTTATATCCTCTTGTACATAATCGCATATTATACCATCCAGAAGTTACTGTCAACCAACTAATTCAATATTAGACTTCAGATTCATTAATTATCTTAGAGCAAAAGTGATGAAATTCATCCAGAGTTTTCACCATTCTCTGAGCACGTGGATCGTCATGTGACTCTAGCTGTTCGAAAACTTTACGGATTGATAGGTAATGATAAGCATCCGCGCCTAGCCATATCATTAATTCATTAAGTTTTTCTTTGCTATCCATATTATTGTCCGATAAGTTTCAGGAGTTGATTTGCGTAGATGCCGATGCGCATATTACCGCTCTTGTCTGTGACCCGCCAATACCGAACTTGCTGAGGAGAAAGATAGCCGTTCCGTTTGAAAAAGTATGCCATCGATGTGCCCATACGAGCATGGGCAGGGCGGAAGCCTTTGCCATTTTGATACTTTGTATTTTTTTGTTGGCGTTCGTCGAAAGTTTGGCGCTCTGTAAGTCGAACGAGTGCCTTAGCAACTGCCTTGTCGTTGGTCCGCAGCAGCTGTACGATTTTCTCTTTGTTCCAATCAGTCATTGAAAATCACCGCTTTGAGGTGCTCTAGGCTAGGAGTAACACAAACGAAGTTCCAGGAAAGGAGGTCGATGCCATCACTTTTAACCATTGCAAGAGCAAAAACTGCTTCTTTGCCGGTCTTTGCCGAGATAATGGTAAATCCTTCGTCACAAGCATCATCATAAACACGGCCAAGTGCAAATTTGTTTTGCAGGTCGGATGCTTCCGCAATGAAGGTATCTTTGCTGAAGAGGAAATTAGAAGAGTGGATGGGATTAGGTTCGAGTTGCATTTGATTCAACCTTGATTTGGATTATAGTATCATATTATACCGAAGCGAATGTGATGTCAACCCCATTCCGCAATATAATCAGTCATGGGTAAATCTCGGCTTTGAGGTGGCCTCGGTCGTGAGTGACACAGGCGAAGTGCCAGGAAAGAATACGGATATTCGGGAAGGGAGTCGTTTTGATCATTGCAAATTCGAAAACCAATTCTTCATCACCGTCAATGATGGTCAGCCCACTCTCTTCAATGCTTGCGGCGAGCCAGATATCAATTAGACCATCTAGTTCGGGAATATGTCCAGTGAAAGTACCTTCGTCGAATTGAAAGTTAGAAGAGTGGATGGTAGTGGGATGGAGTTGCATTTGATTCAACCTTGATTTGGATTATAGTATCATATTATACCATACTGAATTATATGTCAACCCCATTCCGCAATTTAACAAATTTGCCTATCCAATCAGCAGACCGTTCTTCGAATATTTTTGCGGGTGCATCGTCTATGGTCATTGCGATGACAATCTTGCCAGGGAAAATTCCAAGAAGTTCATAAATCATTAGGGCATAACAGCTTGATTGCATAAAATATCCGCCGATGTCTTCTCTTTTCTTTTCGCGCCGACTGGTTTTAAAATCTAAAATAGCCCACTCACCGTCCCATTTACATAGGCAATCCATGCGCCCTGCTACTTTGAGTTTATCTGAATATAACGGAAGTTCTAGTCCGCCGATAGAGCCGATGTGCTTGTCTAAAAACGGCTTTAGGTGATTGAAACTTGCGATGTTTCCAGGCATGTGGCCTTTTCTATAGTCAGGATTATTTTTAAGATATTCCTCGCAGATTTCATGTACTGCAGTGCCTCTGCGCCCGGCCTGAGCCAAGACCTTTTCGGCTTCTGCCTTTCCGACACGATCGTGCCATGCTTTGATCCAAGAGGTATCCGAGCCTTTGCTTATTATAGTGGTCACAGACGGATAAGCATTACCTTCTGGGGTGATATAAAATCTACCATTTTCTCTTGACTCTACTTCTAATTCAGGAGGCTTTTCGATGTTTTCATGAATAAAGTTCATTTCAACCCGCCGAAACAGTACTAGACGAGCTTGTAATAGCACCTTGATCTGCAACATCACCAATTCTTGCGATGGCGATGCCGCCACAAAAAACTTTGCTTGAACCTGTTAATACACTGGCACTGTGCGGCACGCATACTTCGCCTGACTTTATTGTGTGCGGGGCTATAAGAGTTCCTACTAAGGCAGCTCTAGAACCATTTATGAAGACCTTTGACGATGATCCGCCTGTCGCTATTAACGCTGTTGCATCGCAAAGATGTCCAGTCGCTATAGAATCTACTCCCGCTCTTGCTACTCCTGGCATGTATAATTCTTTCCTTGGTGGGTGGTTGTGCCTAGCTGATATTCAATTTCAGCTAGGCAATTTTTATATCACGCTGCTTCGAGCGATT